AGCGGTATTCCGGGTCTATATGGGTCTGATACCTCCCATACCTTGTGACTGCCACAGACAACGCATCTGTCTTTTATGTTGAACAGATGCCCGTACTTCATGAACAGGAACCTCTTTTTCTCCGGCATCAGGACTTTGATTATCTCCTTGATTTGCTTTTTGGGCTTTGTTGATTTGAAGTCATACTTCATCACAGTACCCGGAGCGCGAGCCAGTTTGTCTCTTGGCAGAAAGGCATTCTGCTCTACAGTCGTCGTTCTTGCGTCAATAAAACTCTGTGGGTTAAATTGCATAGTCATTTTTTCACCTCAATAATCATCAATCATTGTTAATATTCCTCTGTAAACCATCTTTGAATCTGACTTAGCACTTACTATGTATTTGAAAACGGGGATGCCCTTCTCATTAAGTTTCTCTATTCCTCCCTCGAATGCCTTGAATATCGGATGCTTGTCTATTTCCTCGTACTGATACTTGTCTTTCCATAAATCAAATTTATTCGCCCATATGCCTACTGCTGTTGGATAGTCAGATGTCTTCTTCTTCCCCTTCTTATTTATTACGTCCCAGTATGGAGAGCATATTGTATCGACTAGAAAAGACCAAGATAACTGTTGTTCGATATCATAGTGCTTGCTCATATGCCTGTCGTCAATCATGAATATGACGTATCGGACATGGCGTTTTCGCATATCTTTTATCCATTCCCCCCAGTATAATGTTTCTCCACCCACATCTGCCGTCTTCACTGTATGCGCATTTCCGTCTATCTTGACATACTTCCTAGTCGCTCTCTTCAGCCCAACGGTTCTTTCCTTTATGGTAGGGACATCGCCTCTTGTTCTGAGTTGATGGTGTAGTGTCGTCTTACCAACTTGAGTCGCTCCATACACACCGAAGTTTATCGCGTGTAATTTGCTGTATAGTTTACCAACTGCTTCTACAACAACAATTGCAAAACCAGCCATCAACGACATTTCAACACCTCAGAACAAATGATGCCAAAAGTCTAGCAGTCCCTCCCATACTCCCGAAAAGATATTGATTCCTGATAAGGCTATCAAATGCCCTACAAGGAAACCACATACCGTGGATACGAAACCCCAAAACCAAAACCTGAACCTCATGAACATCAGGTCTGCTGAATGCGCTCTCTGCAAATCATATGCAAGAGTTGATTCATCGATGCCCATCAGTAGTTGGTCTAGCATGTTCTCACTGTTCAGTCATCAAGAAGGACGGGTTTATCACGTTCTCATCGACATACTGTTGCTGCTGTGGAACTGGCCTGAACCTGAACTCTTCATACTGACGCATAGACTCACGCACTCTCTTTCGGTTCTCTTCATCCTTGGCCTTCCTAGCCCAATAAGTGTTGATGCTTCTTTGTAGTAGAAAATCTTCGATGTACTCGTTCAATATCAAGTCGAATATAGATTTTAGAATCATTATTCCTCCAACAGTCAGCACACCGAACAATACTGCTAGAGTGTAGGGGCCATATACGCTTAGGAAAGCAGAACCGAAGGTAGCGAAGAAGTATACATTGACACCGCTCACAGCACCAACGAACAAGATTGTCATTACTAGGCGGGTATCATCCTCAAACGTATTGTAACTCATATTATGCAAACTCCACAGAAACAGCAGCAGTACCGGTTATCTCCAAGTACAAGCCAGTATTTGCTATGGCCCCATGCATATCATACTCTACAGCGACTTGCTTGGATGCGTCGAATGACATTCTTACGATTTCTTTCCCGCTACCGTGAACGTTGTCGAATAGTTTGATTGTGCCTGTGCTACTGAAGCCTGAAGCATGTATGCTGATTACCTTGCATCTGTCTCTCGATATTACTGCATCAGATGTTTTTACTCCGCTGGAATTACATGCCATACCTATTCCTCCTTAGTGGTGGTTTTCTTAGTTTTCTTAGTTTTGGTTTTTGGAGAAGCATCTTCTGTCTTTTTCTTGGGGGGTCGTCCTCTTCTCTTGGGAGCAGGTTTTTCTGCTTCTACAACAGGTTCCTCCTTCTCTACAACAGGCTCTTCCTTCACTTCAGGTTTTGGTTTTGCTTTTACCGAGGAAAGTTTCTTTGGGAAATGTTTAGTGACAACTGCATCCAATGATGGTGCGTTCTCTAGCATTAGAACAACGCGCTCTAGGTCGTTCTTAGCAGCGAGCAAATCAGACTTGTCTGATGCGTCGAATCGATATGTGATAGCATCACCGACTACATATGCGGCATATGCTAGAGGCATATCTACCTCTTCAGTCGAAGTGATACTGTAAGTCACTCCGCCTCTTCTGAGTATTAAAGGCTCATCTCTAGATTTTTCTCTTAGTTTAATTTTAACCATCTAAATGCACCTACAATTGTGTTGTAGCCCCGCCCCTCCTAAAAAGGAGGGACAGGACTAAACTTTTCGTTGTTCTATTTAGAGATTCCCGTAGGCTCGAACTCTAATCTCACCTAGGTTATCGGTGTTAGATGCTGCTGGTGCATTTATTTGGAACGTTGACGAAGAGGCATAAAGTCCTCCTAACGCTGCTCCTGCACCTGTTTCAGCACCAATGACGGATACAGCATATCCGCCACCAATGGTGTCTGTCGATAGACCTGTCACTATCACCGCACTTACAGAACCCAAACCGAGCGAAGCAGCGGTTATGGTTTCTCCATTTGCAGTGTATGATGTGATGTCTATTACAGCATCAACTACATACTCATCGCCAACAGCCCTAGGAGCAGAATACCCCTTGTGGTCTGAAAGCACTGTGACTGTATGCGTCATCTAATCACCTCACGCACTCTTTAGGTTCGTAATCTTGGCTTGTCCCTTGAAGAATGAACAGCAGGTTTCCCCTAGTGTTCTGTACATTCCTTGGTTTCCAAGTTTACCGACACCGAATGGGTTTCCGTTAGTGATACCATCCTCGAAGTATTGGGTTGGTTTCATAACAGCAAGCCATAGGTGGTCAGTGTCTAGGAACAGAATGTCGCTTAGTTTACCTGAACCTTGTCCCGTCTTAGGCATATCCTTGCATGGTATGATTGGGATGTCGTAGTAGGTAGCGACCCTGAAGCCGACCTCTTGACCCGATACACCACGAACTCCGTTGTGTGTTGGTACGATTTCCCTTCTGTCCATGAATCTCTCTTGGGCTTGTAGTAAGTCACCAATAGCCTGAACAGTGTCATATCCAGTAAGCATGACCTTGGTGTTTCCACCGTTCTCACGCACTTCACGAATGACGCTGTTAAGTAGGCTTAGAGTTAGTAGCCTTGCGTCACCTGCTGCATATCCGTTTCCGAAGTTAACAACAGCGTCTAGGTATCCATTGCCAGTTGCGCCTCTGTCTTTGCTGTATATCTGCCTCATTGCAGCAGCAGCGTTCTCGATGGTGTCATCCTGTGAACCGATTAGACCAGCAGCAGCCATTGCTTCAATTTCAGCCTCAGAAGAAACAATCTTCAATAGAGAAGTATAGTTCTTCGATAGGTCATCGTCAGGCGTAGCATTGTCGCCACTTGTGTCAGCACCATATAACTCGAATGGCATTAGAAGCATTTTGTTTTGGGACTCAGCGTGATGCTTACCCATGTCCTCACGGACAATTGCTCTAATGTCGCCTACACCGTCATCGATGGCGGCAAGTTCCATACCAACTTCTGAAAACTCAAACAGATGAGCCACAGTCTTTGGGCTAACAAACAGTTTGTCATACTCAGGAGCAAGAGCCTCGAAACCAGTGCCACCTAGGGAAGCGTTCTCTTGAACACCACCGATGATAGCCGGGTCAGGGGAGGCT